AATGACGGAGACTTTTTCTTTCCACCATATGTGACGGATCCACAAAGAGCCCCATTCTGTTTCTGGCGCACTTACTACACCCCACAAGAATTAAAGAATAAGGTTTCAACCGATGGATGGGATGAGGACTTTGTGGATTACGTCATTGAACACTTCCGAGGTGTAGAGATCTATTCAATCGAAAGGGAGCAAGAGGGTAAACGCAGCATTGGCCTAACGGACCGAGGGTACGAGGCAGAGGAGCTTATTGAGCTTGTGTACGGATACCAGCGACTCATAGACGAGGAAGATGGCTCCGAAGGTATATATCAAACGATTTTTCATAAAAACTTTGATGGAGACGGATCTGTCCCAGCATATGCAAAGTTCGAACTAATGAACGGATATGAGGATTATCCAGTAGTGATAACTAAGTTATCCGAGGATAGTAAGCGTTTATATGACGTGCAAACAATACCCGACTTGCTGAGAGGTATACAAAACCAAGTAAAGGTCGAGCGAGATTCTCGCATTGATAGAAACAGCATAGCAACGCTTCCTCCAATCCTTCATCCGATCGGACAAGCTCCAAATGACTGGGGTCCTGGCCGTATGATTCCATACCGCCGCAAGGGTGACTTGGACTTCGCTCCGTCACCGGCTTACAATTCTGGATCCGTTGAGATTGAGCAAACCCTTGAGGGCATTGCTGACAAACTCGTGGGCCTTGATGAGGGCACCCAAATGAGCAACGCTCGCTTGCAGTTCTTGACTAACAAGTTCTTAAAGCACGTATCAGAAGTTCTTAATATGGCCTTCAAGTGCTTCCAGCGCTTTGGACCGGACAGTGTATTCTTCAGAGTAACCGGTGTTCCTGACTCAATGCAGATTACCAAAGGAGATCCAAATGAGAACTACGACATTACAGTTAGCTACGATGTACTAAACAATGACCCAGAAACCCAGGAACAAAAGATTGAAGCCTTCAAGGCATTGACTCAACTTGATCAGAGTGGACGCATTAACCTAGATAGTTTACTGGAGGTAGCTGCTTCATCAATTGATCCCGTACTTTCTGACAGTATTTTACAGCCAGCACAAGAGGCTCAGGATAAGATAATGAAGGACGTAACTGATGATCTAGCTAAGATATTTGCAGGCATCGAAATGCCAGCTCGACCTACAGGAGCGCAAGTTGCATTACAAATGATCCAGCAATACGCTTCTCAACCAGACATAGCACAACGCTTACAGACTGATCAAATGTTTGCACAACGCTTGCAGAAATATCAAGGTCAATATACTTTCCAGATGCAACAAATGCAGAACGCTGAAATTGGTCGGATAGGAACCAACCCAGCGCAAATGGGTGAGACACCTACACAACAAATGCCGCAGCAATGACAATAGAGCAGGACTTAAAGGCCTTACACAATCACGAAACGTTTGCTCGTTTTATACAGATGATTCATCGCTTGAGAGAAGAAACAATCTCAGAGATGCATAACGCGGACTACGAAAAGCTACAACAACTATCAGGTCGAATAATAACCTACGATCAGATCTTACAGATTACCGATTGGGATACATTAAGAATGCGTCACGCAAATTCTTTAAATTAACGACACTTGTGGTATAATGCTTTTATCGCTATCGCTCGGCGTTAAGGAGTGGAATAGTCAAATCATCTTATGTCAGAAGAAAACACAGCTGCAGACGCTGAAGCAGTTCAAAATACAGCGGAACAAATAGACAATACCTCGTTGGATGAATTCACTCAACGAAGATTAGGGAACCTTGCTCAAGAAGCGCAAGCTACTGAGGAACAACCCCAAGAAGGCTCGGAGGAAACAGAAGCAGAAGAAACTGCAGAAGAGACCGAAGAGAATGCTCTTTCACAGTTGGATATAGATAACTTATCAGAAAATGAGCTCAGAGATTTAGCTGACAAACTTGGCAGCAGGGCCGTAGCAAGATTCGGAGAGATGACAGCCGCGCGCAGGGCCGCCGAAGAACGAGCAGCTAAACTTGAGTCAATGCTCCAGACGAAGAACTCAGCTCCCAAAAAAGAAATTAAAGACAATCCTTTTAGTGATTTAAATACTGTACAAGATCTACAGAAAAAGTCACAAGAGATTGAGTCAACAATTGAGTGGGCCGAGGACTTATTGTTTGAGAGTGATGACTACTCAGCTGATGATGTAATTACCGAAATTGATGGGAAGGACTTAACTAAGAAGGAAGTGCGCAAGGCATTAATGAATGCCCGCAAAGCACAAAGGGACTACATCCCGGACCGCCTTAATAAAGTTCAACTGCAATTAACCGGGCAACAATTACAAACGCAATACGATAACAAAGCTCGTGAAGAATTAGAATGGCTAGGAGAGGAATCCAATCCTATCAAAGAACAATTCTTTGCAACACTTCGTGATCCGCAATACAATCAGCTTAAAAAAATTCTAGATAAAGAGTTACCTCAAGTTTCTGGACAGCTCGAATATATGTTTGCTCACGCAGCAAATAGTATATACGGACGTAAGCCCATTGTAGAAGAAAGTAAGGCTCCCGCAAAAAAGGGAACACCATCGCTTACTCCTACGAAGACCGCTAATACATCCGCTGCTAAATCAGAGAAGCCAACATCGAAAACAGCTAAAGCCTTCAAAGATCTTCAAGCTCGATTCAAGACAACCGGTAGTGCACGTGATTTCGCTGAAATGAGAAAATTACAAATACAAAACCGATAATAATTAAATTCTAAAATATAATGGCATTTTCAGATACATTTGACCCGAACGCGCCTCAGGCAGTTACGGGTACCGGATCGGCTATTTCCAACAGAGAGGACTTGTTAGATGTCCTAACTATTCTCGCTCCAGAGGAAACACCCGTTCTTTCATCCGCCAACAAACAAAAAGCATCAAGCACATTTGTTGAGTGGACAGTTGATAGCTTGGCTGATCCAAGCACATCAGGAGTTTCAGAGGGAGCTGACGTAACAGCTTTTACTGACAAATTCTCAGGTCGTGCTCGTCTTGGCAACTACATCCAAAAGTTCCGTCGTGACTATATGGTTTCTGACCTACAAGAAGCAGTCGATTCTGTCGGCCCTGCTAAAGTAGCTCAAGCAGAAGCTAAAGCAATCCGCGAACTAAAACGTGACGTAGAAGCAACTCTTATTTCTACAAACGACCGTTCAGTTGAAAACGGTGCTGGTACAGCATACGGACTTCGTGGACTTGGTGACTGGATTGATTCATCTGGCCCATCAGACGTTCCAGCCGATTTCCGTACACCTAGTGATTCTATTCACGCATCAGGTGACTTCACTGAAACAAAACTTAACGAGTTAATCACAAGCATCTATCGTGTTACTGGTTCAACAAACAATCTTACACTTGTAGCTGACACAGCTCTACGTCGTGTAATCAGCGACTTCGCTCGCCTTGACCCAATCGCACAAAGTGCTGTTAATAACTCAATCCGTAACGTAAACTACGACGGAGGTAGCTCTCAAATCAAATTGTCTGTTGAGCTTTATCAATCAGACCACGGGATTATCTCAATCGTAAATATGAATCCTGATACAGCTCCTGATACATCTGCTAAAGATACTGGTTATATTATTAACCCAGAATACTTTGGTGTTGCTGAGCTTATTCCTATGGGTTCAACTCGCCTACCTAACTTAGGTGGTGGTGAGCGTGGATACGTTGATTGCGCATTAACATCCCTTGTGTACCACCCTGGTGCTCACGGTAAAATAACAGCATTAAGCTAAGAACTAGGAGGTAAAATACTATGGCACGATTAACTGTAAACGAAGGTGCAATGCAAGGGTGGACAGATTCCATTACTTTAACAAGTAATAGTTTCTCAGGTACATCCGCAGGTGCAGAAACAATTAACTACGCGGTTAAAAAAGGAGACATCGTAAAAGACGTTTTAGTAAATTCTAAAACTGCATTTGCTGGTGTTGGAACCGCTGTAATAGACATTGGTGATGGAAGTGACACAGATGGTTATGTAGATAACCAAAATGTCGCTACAACTGGTGTTTACTATAACACTAACGGCGCTTTATTTGCTGCTAGTTCAGACTCACAATCTGGTGATGTTGCTAATGGCCTTAACGGTCATTTGAGAAGTGCTGATGGAAACATCAACATTACAATCACAACAGGTTCTGACGGACTTGCAGACGCTACTGCTGGTGAAGTAGAAGTTAAATTCTGTATCTTAAGAGCAGAGGCATAACAATTCTCGGTATGGGGGCTTCGGCCCCCTGCCTTTTATTTATGACAGATATTATTACAAAACTCCCTCGATACTCAGATGGAGAAGTAGACCGTGCTTTTATGAAAGAAATCCTCAATGGATTTAAACTAGAGGCAGCTACTGAAGCCGATCGAGTAAACATTGCGCGTAAAGAGGCGCGACAAGAACAAGGCAAGACACACCCGGTACTAGGTAAATGTGTTGCAACAATGCCTGCCCGTGAGTTCTTTCGACTCACAAATAAGTATGGACACGACCACG